AAACGAAATAAAAAGCAAATACTTAGAGCGAGGTATTGAAGATGAAGACAAAGCAATAGACTTCGCTATTCAAATTTTAAACTTGCCTTTTGTTTTAAAAAATGAAGAAACTTTTGAAGACGACTTTTTTATAGGCACACCAGACCTTATTATTAATGATACGGTTTATGATATAAAATGTAGCTGGAGCAGTTTTACATTTCCTTATTTTGAAAATGAAATACCAAACTCAGATTATTTTTATCAATTACAGGTTTATATGTATCTTACAGGATGCACAAAAGCGGTTTTAACTTACGTTTTATTAGATAATGATAAGATAGGTCATAATTATAATATAGAAAATAAAAAGCGTATTAAAACGTTTGAATTTGAATGTCAACCAGAAATAATAGAAACACTAAAAAACAAAGTAATAGAATCACGTAACTTTTTAAACCAATTATAAAATGTCAAAAATAACAATTACACTCGATGCTCAAAAATTAAGAAACCTAGTAACAATAAGAACCTACAAAAATAAGGATGGCGTAGATGTTACTATTCAAGAAGTAAAATTTGAATTAGTGCCCTTAAAAGAAACTAAAACTGTTTATGAAAAAGACAACATTTCAATACTTAAAACACATTTCGCTTCTGCAATACAAACAAAAGATGAACGAGAATCAAAAGCACCAACGATTTATATAGGCGAGGGACAAACAACTATTTGGAATAATGCAAATAATATAGAAAAAGATAACGATTTTCCATTTTAAAAAGCATATCGGTGCGGAACTCCACTTCCAATCCGATAGGCATTTTTTATTATAAAACATTATGGTTGGTATTTACAACGTAACAAAAGAAAACAGCCTTAATTGTGTAATGCAAAAAACAAATAAAAATAATAACCAATCTACTTATGTTTAAGTTAAGAGATTATCAGCAAGAATTTTTAAATGATATTTTAGAATTAATAAAAGTTAATAATAGAATAGTAGCACAAGCATCAACAGGGTATGGAAAGACTGTTGTTTTTACAGAATTAGTAAGTGTATTAGATTCTAAAATTTTAGTTTTAGTAGATTCAATTGATTTAGTAAATCAAACTAAAAAAACATTTGAAAAAAAAGGATTAGATGTAGGAGTTATTTTAGCTGGTTGTAAAGTTATTCCTAAAAATAAAGTAATAATAGGAATGATTAAAACGCTTTGGAATAGACGTGAAAAAATACCTTTGTTTGATTATATTATTTATGATGAATGCCATTTATGGGAAGGTAATAAATTATTTCCTTATTTTAAGACGGCTAAAATTATTGGTTTTACAGCAACACCAGTTAGACTAAAAAGAAACAAAATTAACGAATTTGAATCTGAACTTGAAACAATGAGCGATTATTATGATGACATAGTTTGCGCTAAAGAAATTGATTGGTTAATGAAAAATAATCACTTAGTTAAAGAAAGAAATGAATACATTGACTTTAATTATTCAAATCTTAAAACAGATAGTACAGGAGAATTTACAGCAAGTTCTTTAAGGGAAGTTTTTTTAAGCGAAAGTTATTTAAAAGCATTAAGAAATACTTTTGATAAGTTATGTGATGGAAAAAAAACAATGATTTTTACTACTTCTATAGAAGCAAATAAAGTTTATAAAAATTTGTTTAAAGATAAAAATGTAATGTCTTTTGATAGTAAAAATGTTGATGACAAAAGAAAAGACATCATAGATTGGTTTGCAAATACAAAGGATGGGGTTTTATTAAATGTAAATTGCTTTACAAAAGGATTTGACCAATGCGATGTAGAAGTTATTATAGTGGCAAGAGCCACAATGTCGTTAGCTTTATGGATACAAATAGCTGGACGGGGTGCAAGAAAAACAACAAAAATTGAAAAACCATACTTTCTTTTAATTGACGGAGGTAATAATAATCAAACACACGGTATTTTTTCTTTTGATAGAGATTGGAAAAAAATATTTTCAGATAAGCAAAGAAAATCACTTTTGTTAGATATAATAGATTGTAAAGAATGTGGTTTTAACTTTGAAAAAAAAGAAAAAATTTGTCCTGCTTGTGGCTGGGAAATTCCATCACCAAAAAAAGAAAAAGAACCAGAAGAAAAAGAATTTGTAATTGTAGGGAAAAAAGCAAAACTATTGACTCCAACTTTAGACTTAGAATTTCATATTAATAAAGGACACACTAAATATGAAACTTTAAAAATTTTAAAAAATAAATGGGTGGCTTTTTTGTGTAAATTGCAACTCCCTAAAAATGAATTTCTATACCACGAAAAAAAAGGAAATTTTGCAATAAGATTTTCAAAATATATAAGACCTATTTATTTTAAAATAATTGGTTCAATGCTAAAAGAAGGAAAAGCAGTTAAATGGCAAACTTATTCAAACAAAATATTAACAGAAACTAAAAATAAATTATATGAAATTTAGCTTTTATAAAAACATTAAAGATTTTAATAAAACAGATATTGATTTAGAAAATTACATCGAAATTATTAAAAATGGCAAGTATCAGGATTTAGTTCTTAATGCTAGAGCAGTTAAAAAAGACGTTCCAAAATATAAAGAACTTAAAAACTTAATGCCCTGTATTACTGGTTCTGCTATAATGAATCAGGGGTCTAAAAACGCATCAAATATTTTAGAATTAAACGGCTTAATAGTTGTAGATATTGATGATAATGTAGATTTGCCTTTGCTTAACAAAATCAATGATGATAAATATACTTTTGTTTCGCACAGGTCATTTGGTGGAGATGGTTTATGTGTTTTTATCAAAATTAATCCTAACAAGTTTTTAGAGTCTTTTAACGAAATAGGTCAGTACTATTGGGACACTTTTAATATTATGATTGACCAATCTTGTAAGAATAAAAATAGACTTCGTTTTTTGTCTTACGACCCATATATTTTTCAAAACGATAAAGCCGTTAAATTCATAGCGAAAACAAAAATAAAAGAAATAAAAAAAAAAGAGTATGTTTTCGTTCAAGATGATTTTGGTCAAATAATCGATAAATTAAAAGGGATTGACCTTTGCCAAGATGACTACAAAAGATATTGCGATATTGGCTTTGCAATTGGTTCCAAATTTGGTTCTGCTGGATTGGATTATTTTAAAGCGATTTGTCAAAACGGTTCAAAGTATAATGAAAAGGAAATTGAAAAGCATTATAAGAACTTTTGCAAACAAGGTCAAATATCAATAAATACTTTTTTTCATTATGTGAAAGAGGAGGGTATTGAAATTTATAGCCACCTTACAAAGAAAACTATTGCAACGGTCACACTTCAAAAAACACAAGGCACACCAACTATTGAAAGCGTAAAAAAACATATTACGGAAGTTCTAAAATTAGAAGCACCAAGCGATAATCTAATTTCAGAAGTTATTAATTCTAAAATTGATTTTCAAATTGAAAGCCAAGATACAGAAGTAAATCAACTTAAAAATTTTATTCAAGAAAACTATAATCCATACCGTGATTCAATCACAAATGAAATTTTTATAAATGATAAAATTTTAGATGATGTTAAACTAAATTCAATTTACTTTTCTGCCAAAAATTGCCTAGATTTTAATGTAACAAAATCAGATGTTCGAGACATGATTAATAGCGAAGCAACCAAAGTGTTTAATCCATTAAATGAGTTTTTTAGCAACAAAGAATTTGAAAAAGGGAATATTGAAAAGTATATTAATTGCATACAACCTCAGTCAGAGTACAACATTTGGGCATTTAAGAAATGGATTGTAGGCTCTATTCACAACTGGATTAGTCCACACCACGAAACAAAAGTAAGCCCGTTAACTTTGGTTTTGTGCGGTCAAAAGCAAGGGACTGGAAAAACATCTTTTTTTAGAAATTTACTACCAAATGAGTTACAAAAATATCTTATTGAACACAGAATTGATGCAAAAGATAAAGATAGTATATACAATTTAGTAAAGGGTTTGTTGGTGCTAGATGACGAATTTGGTGGATTAGCCACAAAGGACGTGAAAGATTTCAAAAAAATAGCTGATGCCAATCAAATTGATATACGATTGCCTTATTCTTCTTTTTATTCAAAAATGAAACGTAAGGCATCTTTATGTGGAACTAGTAATGAAGTAGATATTTTAAAAGATGTTAGCGGAAATAGACGTATTCTGCCTATAAACGTGCAAAAAATAGATTATAATGAAATGATAAAAATAAATACTGATGACATTTGGCGAGAAGCATTTGATTTATACAGAAAAGATTTTGAATGGAAAATATATAATAGTGAAGATATTGATTTTCTAAACCAAAACACAAGCTCAAATCTAGAAACAATGCCAGTTGAAGAATTGTTTTTTAACTTCTATTCTTTGGAAAAAAATGATAGGCATGAAGAGGAGATAATTATTAATCAAGGTAATATTTTAAACAACCTAAATTTGCATACATCAATAACTATTACAAAATATGATATAAAGGACATTTTTACAAAAAATAAAATAACTTACAAATCTTATAAAAGAGATGGAAAAGTGCTTTTTGGCGTAAAATTATATAAAACCTTTGATTATCAGCAAGATAAATCACAAGACGTGCCTTTTTGAGGTAAGAAAAATTTAAAAAGTAGGAAAAAGGTAATTAAAAAATATTACCTATTAAATTACTGAAAATTAAATGATTATAACCAAAGGTAGATAGGTAGAATAAATATATTAATAAACTATATATAATATTTCATTTTTCATATATTGTATATATTATGTATTTTTATATTTTTTTTATATAGTTTGAAAACAAAAATATTACCTTTAAAATATTACCTTTAATGAATGAAGAACAATTACAGCAACAGATTTTTTTATGGTATAATAATAATTTTTGCCTTAAAAATCAACCCAAAAGAGGGATTATATTTTCAATACCAAACGAAAGTACTTTTAGAAATAAAAAATTTAAAAATACTGGCGTAATGCCAGGAGTTTCAGATTTAATAGTAATTTTGCCAAATGGAAAATTAATTTTTTGTGAATTGAAAACAGAAATAGGTAGGCAGTCAGATAGTCAAAAGGAATTTCAAAAAAGAGTTAACGATTTGGGATTTGAATATTGGTTGATAAAAGATTTAGAAACTTTTAAAAAAAATATTTGTATATTTGTGCCATAATAATTAAACAAATAATAAAAATTGAATTGAAATGATTGAATATGAAAAATATTATCGCGAACTTTGCAAAACGAAATTAAAAATGCAACAGGACTTGGTAAAGATAGATGAGGAATTGAAATTGTTAGAAATTTTAATCCGTGAGAAGCCAAAAGAGTTAGAAAATAATTTCTATATAAAATCAAAGATATGATAAATATTAAACCATCAAACCGCAACACCAATTTACACACCCAAAAGGGAACTGAATTATTAGCTAAATCAATTTCGCAAGTCGGAGTAATTGAAAGTATTTCAGTTGCTACCGATGGTACAATAATTTCTGGACACGCACGTTTTGAGCAATTTGAAAAGCAAGGCAAAAAACCTATTGAAATTCATTTGAAAGAAAACGAATATCCTGTAATCGTTACCGATATTGAAAGCAACACAAAGGAATATTTTGAAGCTCAAATATTAGCAAACACCACCGCAAATAAAAACTTTAATTTAGATATTGAAATGATTGAAGTTATCGCTGAAGAGTACGATATTGATATTGAAGAGTGCGGGGTGGTGGTTGAGGAAGTTGATGAGATATTAGAAGCCGAAGAAGATGATTTTGAAGTTCCAGAAGGCGGAATTGAAACCGATATTGTTTTAGGTGATTTGTTTGAAATAGGAAGCCATCGTTTGCTTTGTGGTGATAGTACGGATAGCGACCAAGTGGCAAAGTTGATGGATGTGGAGAAAGCGGATATGGTATTTACCGACCCTCCTTATGGTTATAAATATGAAAGTAACCATCAAAATAAACATAAGGAATTATTGAATGATGATAAAATATTGAATTTTATACCTAATGGTTTCTTATTTTCAAATGATAATACTGCCTTTTATGTTTTTTGTGGATGGCAAACTTTAAAAGAATGGTTATC